GAGGGCTGGAGCCGAGCGCGGAGGAAATCGCAGCCCTGGACGCCTTGCGGGCTCGGGACGGGGCGGGAGACTTCAACGCCGAGGAGGTGGCACTGGTCCGAAGACTGAATGCCTACACCAAGCGGACTTGCTTGTGGGGTGACTTTGAGCTGCCGGAGAAACGACGGATTGAGCCGGTGAAGGTGTGCGCCCAGGGGAGCTGGACGCAGAAGCTCGGCGGGGACCGGGCCGCGACCAAGGAAGCGCGGAGTGAGACCCCGCTGGGATTCGCGCGGGCCTTCTACGCGGCGAACGAGTGGAGCGAGGCGAACGCCTGGAAGCGGGAACTGAAGCGGATGGCGGCATGGGTGCGGGATCTGGAGATGGAGAGCATCGAGGACGGACTGGACGCCGCCGAGGGCGAGTTCGGATTCGACGTGGTGAGCCGGGAAGAGCTGGCGGCGGCAATTAGCTAAAGAAACCACCGGACGGGAGCGGGCGCGGACCGTCCGGGGAAGATGTATGAGACAAGAACCAAAAGAGAATGCGATAGCCCTCGCGGACAAAGCCGTGGCGGCAATCCTCGCCGCGCGAGTCCAGGGGCCGCGCGCCATGGGCTACGGCAATAGCTTCATGAACCGAAACCCGCGCGTGCTGCGGGGAATCAAAAAGGCACTGGTCCGGGGACTGGTGCGCTGGGAGTACGACGCGGCAGCGGTCGAACAGGTCTGGAAGGACGTGCGCGACATGGCGGTGCTGGAGGAGGCGGCGAACTAACACTTATGAGATACACCAAATACCACGGGGACAGGGAAGCCCAGCTAGCATCCATGCGCACGAAGGGGTGGCGCGTGGTGACCTACAAAGCGGTGCCGGTCGTCATCGCCTTTAAGCCGCTCGGCAACGAGGGGAAAGTCGAAGTGAAGGGGTGGCGCGGCAAGGCTGACAAGCCGTCGTTCTACTACAGCTTCCGCGATGAGAGCCGGGCGCGGATCTACGTCGATGCGTTCGTGAAGACCTACGCGGACAGCCTCGCGAGCAAGGTGACGAAGCGGAAGGCGCGGAACGAAATCAAAGCTGCCGACTTCTGGATGGTGGGCGACGTGGCTTACAACTCCTGGGGCTACGAGCAGACGAACGTGGACTTCTACGAGGTCGTGGAGGTGAAGGCGAAAACGGTAATGCTGCGGCGGATCGCGCAGAACAATAGCGACGTGCGAGGCGGACCGTTTGGCGGGTACACCCAGCCCAGGCGGGGCGAGTACGCGGGAGAGCCCTTCCCGAAGCGAGTCGGCGAAGAGGGCTACCTCTCCTTCGAGTTCGGGAGCGGGGCGAAGTGGGACGGCAAGCCGAAGTACACCTCCAGCTACCACTAGGCTAGACCCACTGCCAGATGACCTTTTCTTTGCATGGTGGCGTTCGGCTGAATGCCATCCATGCGTCGTAGTTAAGGTCGATGCCGCACCCGTTCGTGATATTCACCTCGCTCGGCATGGTGTCTTTCAACGGGCAGATCAACTCGATGCCGTTGAAGACGACGAGGACCAAGCGCCCCCGAGGATTCGGGAAAAAGTTCCACTGCTCGGGCGGGAGTGCGCAGCATGGTCCGGTGCCCTTGATTGTGCTATCGCCCCACTTGCCGATGCCATTGTCACCGACCTTAAAGCACTGCTCGTCGGTATTTCCTTGGGCTTTGCACTGCTTAAACGCCTCGATGTCGGCAGGGTCCGCGAACGAGCTAGCGTTGACGGTGTGCCGCACCTTGTAAACATCCAGGTGCGCCTGGGATTGCGCCGCCCAAACACTATCTGCGGAGACTCCAAGGATTTCCTGGATGCGGATGATGCGTGTCGGGATGTGCGCGACGGCGGCATGCGCTGGCGGAGGTTCGGGCGGCGGCTCGGTTGGCTCAATCGGCGGCGGCGACGGTTCTGCTTCGACCCCGGCAATCGCCTCACTGATTGCCCCGCAAATCGCTTCAAACTGCGCGCGATAAATGTCGGCGTCCGCGCTGGAATCGACAAAGCAGACTTCAATAAGGATGGCGGGCTCCTCGGTCTTATTCAGGAACGCCAAGTCGGTGCGTTTCTTGGCCCCTCGGTTTTTCAGACCAGAGGCCGCGCAGATCGCGTCCGCTACCTTTTTCGCTAGATCATACTGACTGACGTATAGCACCTCGCACCCCATCGGCGAGGTCGTGGAGTTGTAGGCGTTGAAGTGCACGGACACGTCGAGGCCACGAGTCAGGCTGTTGTGATAGCCGATGATCCTGTTCAGATTTTCGCTCTGCGACGTACTGACATCATCGTGAAACTCGGTCGCACCCGCACCGAGCAGAGTGCCCACGTGATTGACGACTTTTCGAGCCTCATCGACTTCATCGAGAACACCGCTCGCGCCCCGAATGTATTTTCCATGACCGGAGGAGATGACGATATGCATAAGTCTTTTAGGCAACAGCGTCGAGGACGGCATCGGTCACTACGGATTCCCCCTCGACGTGTGTCGTAGCGGCGTCGCCGATGATCGACTTCACGGCCCACACGCCCGAGCCAGTCGGCAGGGTGATGTTGGCCGCTTCGTCCACATGCACGGTGATGCCGCCCGTCGCCGGGTCGTTAATCCCAATCGTGCCCTGCCCAGGTAGCGCAGCGGGAGCGCCGCCGAGGACTTCCAGCCCGACATTCAGCTCAATCTTCACGAGGCTCTCGTCGTCTGCATCCTCTGCGGTACGCTTGAGGCAGAACCATAGCTTATCGACAGTGGTGAGGTCGCCCAGGTTGTCGATGGGGATGTTCCAGGTGTCGCCGCTTTTGAGCGTGAGGCGATTCCCTTCCCGCGAGACGGGCGAGCTAATGGTGACGGTGCCGCCCGAGATGGGGAGGGTCTTCACGTAGCAGGAGGATAGCCAGTCGTGCTCTTCGGGAGTGAGCCCCGCTGCGCCGTCTGGAGAGGGCGCGAGTTCCAGGGCGTTAATAGTGAACTGCCACACGCCGCCGTCCGGGACGACCATGGTCAGGAAGCGGGTCGCGGTGTTATTCAGGTTCGTGGTGTCCAGCCCGACGACCGAGCCGACGCTGCCGCCGACGTTGCCGGTCACCTCTCCTGCGCTGACAACGGTGGCAGCGAAGAAGCCGCTCGCATAGTCGAGCGACATTTGCGCCAGACCCGCCACGGGTTCGGGGTATCCATTGATGGTCACGAGATTCGCGTCCATCCCCGCGAGGACGCTGCCCACGCTGCCGACGACGCTGCCCATGACATTCCCGACGAGGTTGCCTTGAATGCTACCGTTCACATCGCCAGCGACATAGCTAACGCCGCCGAGGACGTTGCCGTTGATGTTCCCGAGGACGCTGCCCGTGAGGTCTCCGCCGATGCTGCCCGCCACGCTACCGACGCTGCCCGTGACGCTCCCAACGCTGCCCGTGACGCTGCCGACACTACCGCTGACTCCGGAAATAGTGAGCAAGGAGCCGCTAGTGAGGGTGCGGGTGCCAGAGAGCCACGTCCTCGTTCCAATCTCGTCTGCGGCATCCGTGGCGAGTGCGTTCGCGTTCACCGAATTCGCCGCGAAGGTGCCGGTAGTGATAGAGCCGGAGTTCCAGCCAGTCGCGCCTGCGGTCACGACATTGACGCCGATCTGCGCGGAGTTGGTGTTAATAGTGGTGCCGTTGATGGTCTGGATGTCCACCTTGATGTCGCCTGCCTCCTGCGGGTAGAGGGCGAGCACGGTCGTCTTCGCGTCCGTGGAAGTCGTCTTCACCTCGATGTACGCGCAATCGCAGTTCATCTCGGTGAGCGTGAGGTCGAGGTAATACCCTCCAGCCGAGCCGGTGATGTACACCGCTTCGTTGGTGCAATCGCCGATAGTGGCGCCGTCTTTACTGATCTCGGAATCAAGGCCGGTGGCCGATGGTACGGGGTCGCCGTCGTTGTCGAAGATCGTGAAGTAAACGCGATAGGCGTTATTCTTGATAGGCAGTGGTTTTGCGTCGGTGGCAGCCATATTAAGTTAATGGATAGGGTTTGCCCGCGCCTCCGTTGTAGAGAGCGGTGCGTTCTGCGGGCGTGAGCACCCGCTTCCAAAAGCCAAGTTCGTCCACCTGCCCGTTCAACGCCTGCGCGTCACTAAGGCGGGCACCAATCCAGAACGGTACGGTGTTCTTTTGCACCCCAATCGTATGGGCCAGACTGGCCACTGCCCCGTCGTTCATGGTGATGCAAATGACGTTGTTCACCGAGTCGTGCCACATCACAAAGTGAGCCCATGTGCCCAGTGTTATCGCCGACCCTGCGGGCAGTTGCACATAAGTGTTTCCGGGGCCGATGACGTAGAAGTAAACGATGTTAGTGGAGGTTGCCAGGAAGCACCCGTATTCGCTATTTGCGGAAAGATCATCCTTGCAGAAGATCAACGCTATTCCGTTAGGGCTGCTCGCCAGCTTGAGCCAGCATGCGAAGGTGAAATCAATATCTCCGCTGGCTAGATAGGCGTTGCTGGCGATTTCCAGCGATTGCTTCCCCGCAAAGGTCGCAAACTCCACAAGTAGGCCCGCCATCTCGTCGGCGGTTTGCGTGGTGCTGAATGCCGTACCAATGGACTGCCCTGCGGTGGTTTGCTTACTCGCAACCGCCAGTGGAGCCTTGCCCGCCGTGCTCGCGGTGGAGCCGACCCTCGCGATGTTGGCGAAGCTATTGCTGAAAGTGCCCGTGTCCCACGCCGAGCTATTCCATGAGTCCGCCGTGGCGAAAGCAATGAAGAGTCCATTAGTCTTCTGCGCGGTGACGGCACCAAGGTTGATCGTCTGAACGGCTGACGCGATTGAGTTGTTCAGCACGCTCGCCCCGATGAGTGAACTCGTATTCAGGCCGGAGTATTCCCCCGCCCATGCACACGGCTTGGAAATGGTGGCATTGCCGAAGCTGGTCGAGATGACCGTCTCCCCACCCGTGGCGACCTTGTAGCAGACCATAATGCCAGCCACATTGAGAGTTGAGCCCAACGACGTGAATCCCACCGGGAGGGCATTGATGGTGTTGCTCTTATCAATCGCCGCCGCAAAGATGAGGACGTTCCCGGCAATCGCTGGCGTTGGGAGGGTGACCGAGATCGAACCTACAAAGTTGGTGCATTCCGTTTCATTTTGTTGGACGAGCACCGGATTCACACTCAAGGAAAAGGTGCGCGAGTTGCCGATCTTTCCGGCAGCCGTACCGACCCCGTTAGTCGGTATGAGGGTATTGCCGACTGAATGGCTATCAATGGCATTGGCACCCGCCGATTCGTCGAGTTTCCAGTAGCTAACCAAGCCGATTTGCAATCTCGGAATGGCGAACCGATCCGCAAGATACATCCGCACCGCAGTCCGCTCTGCCATCGTGAGACTACGCTGCCAGACTAGGACTTCCGCGATGTCGAATTGCCCCAGGTAAGAGCCAGCCGAGCCGCCAAACGTGCAAAGGAAGAAGTCCAGCCCGGAGGTTACAACGCCGACCGGTACGGACACGTAATCTGGCATGCCATTCACGCATCCCTCGAAAGTAAGGCCATCCGACCAGTCTTCGTAAATTTTGTAACCGCTCCCCCAGTTAGTTAGACTATTTCCACCCGTACCCCCCATCTGAAAGGATATGCCACCGCCACCGGCAATCGTTTCCGCCATCGTCATGTGGGAATTTCCCCCGACTTCCGCGAGCCGGACGAAGCCTCCAAGCTGCGCCTGCCGGGATGCGACAACGAACATCGTGCCTTGGGAGGATGCCACGACATTGCCCGTGGAAGTCTGCAACCATTGGCCATTGAAGCGAACGGCTGGCCTTCCATTGATTTGGTTAGTGCGGAACGTCGGATTGTACGCCGTACCCGCTCCATTCCATAAGAGGTTCCCGTTCCCGCTGCTATCTGGCCAACCGGTGAGGGTGGCGAGGTCCGCGAGGGCGAGTGTATCGGTCTTGTACCATGCGCGCAATCCAGTCGGCAGCGCGCCGCCACGCCCACGCCGAAACTGCGGGGCCATGAACGGCACCAACTGACTGCGTGCTGGCGCGAAGCAACTCACTAGCCGACCCGGTTCATCAGTTCGATGCAGTCATCATTCGTGGCTCCGCCTTCCATTGCCATGACGCTGCCGTTGACGAGATCGAAGACGGTTTGCCCCTCGCCCGGTGGGATTCCGTAGAGCGTCTCGAATTCGGCGAAGTCGGCGGGCGGGCCGGGTTCAAACATGTTAAAGCCCTTGCCCTGGATTCGCTTCAAGGTTTCAAAGGCAATGCGCATTTGGGCGGATGCGGCGATGAGTTCCTGCGCGAAGGGCGCGGTGTTAGGATCGCTGCGAACGATTTGGATGAAGTCGGCGGCCATAGTAGTTTTGTGTATTTTGGTTTCGAGTTAGCTGGAGAAAGTTGGCATCATTTGCCAAATTGTGCCGGTGGGACGTGTAGATCGCGCATCATCACATCCTTGATGCGTTCGATGCTCTTGTTGTTCGCTTCGGTTTCCTTCTCGGTCACCGTCAGGCGCGTGTTGATCTGCTCAAGGTGCGGCGAACCGCGTGTCTCCATCGTCGTGACACGCGCTTCGAGATTGACCATGTAAGCGCCGCCGATGATCGCTTGCCCGACCAGGGCGATGACCAGCACTTGATTTTCCCGGAACCAGTTTTGACGCTGCGGAGTTTGTTCGTCGGGCATGGTGTTAGACGAGTTGAGGTGGAAGCCGGTTGATGTCGCCGATCAGCGCGCCCGTCGAGGCGTCCCAAACTGGGTTCGTGTTATCCAGGTCGTCGTAGGAGAAGTAGGAACGCGGGGTGATAGTCACGTCGCCCATGAGCGGCGGGGTGATGGTGTTCGCGTAGAGTTCGATCTGCCGTCCGCAGAAGGTGCCCTGGATGATGCCGGCGTAGCTGCCAATAAAGTCTTCCAGGGTGTCGGCATCGTGCTGGGCGCCGGTGAGCCCGCCCGCGCCGTTAATGCGAATGCGGCAGCTCATGACGTAGTGCCCTGCTCCATCCCGGCGACAGGTCGGAGCGATGACGCCTGCCAGCTCCACGGGATAAATCTCGATGGTCGCGCCGATGATGTCGGGATTGTCGCCTGGGAGCGGACCGGGGAACTCCTGCGAGCCGCTAAAGGGTCCAATCTGGCAGATGCGGTCCACCTCGTTCTCGGGGGTGAACCCGTCCGGCAGCCGTTCGCAAAAGAACTCCGCGAGGTGCGTGCCCCAGGAGAGCGTCACGCTATCAATACGAACGTCCCACGCGCTGACCCGGCGCGTCCACTCCATGATGGTGTCGAAGTCGGTCACAAAGTCGGCTTCTGCGCCGAGCTTGGGTATGGGGTAAGTGGTGGCGATGCCGTGAGGGAGGGAGCCCGCGTCCGTGACAAGGCAGCCAGGGAAGTAGCCAACGCTATGCACTTTCATGGCGGGGCGGGAATGGGTTCGGGCGGCGTGCCCAGGACGTTCATCTGCGAGGCGACGCCATTCAGGCAGGTCTGGAGCGGGACGGATTCAAAACCCCCAGGCACTCCGTCGCCACTGCCGCCGCGACGGTCCGTCAGCGCGATGACCGGGAGCTTGACCTGGATACCGTCGTCTCCGCGCATCTGCGCCAGGGTGTTCTCGATCTTTGCGACGCGTTTCTCCAGGTCTTTGTCCATTAGATGAAGTAGGAGAGGTAGAGGTTTGCCCGCTTGGCCTGGGTGGGGCTGGAGTTGCTAATGAGGAACTGGACCTTCTGCGTGTCGCCGATGGGGAGCACCGCATCCGTGTCGCCGCCCACGGTCTCCAGGGTCACCGGAGCGTTGTAGCTCTCCGCCACCGCATCCCAGGTCTGGTACTTGACCGTGACTTCCGCCTGCATCCGGTAATGGATGGTGACGGTGCGCTCCTGGAGCAGATCAATCTCCAGGGCGGGCGCATCCGCGAGTCCAGGCGGGACGTTGAGCCGGAAATTCGGATTCCAAAGCGAGCTGGAATTGTAATGCGTGCTCTCCGTCCCGGCGTCCTCGTGCACGAGCACGGTGCCGTTGCTGGGATCGTTAGCGATGGTCACTACTCCATCGGCGGTGCCGACGTAGGCTAGCGCGTGGTTGTGCGCGACGAACCCAGTCATGAGCAAGCGGTCGGCGGTGGCGTGCGGCTCGGCAGAACCAAAGAAGGGATTCGCCAGGGTGCCGTTGCCGTACTCGATGCCTGCGCCGACTCCCGTGCCCGCAGGGGTAAGATTGATCGCCGCTGCCATGTGATGCATGGTCTCCAGGAGGGTGGAGCCGAGGAGGACGTGCCCAGGGGTGGCAGGATTGAAGACGAAATCGCGAGTGAGGACGGGCGTCCCGGCAGTGGTGCCGAGGCCCATGTAGGCGCCGCCGCTGCTCTCTGGCGCGAGATCGTTGCCGCCCGAGAAGTAGTGTGGCGGGTCGAAGGTGTGCCGCAGGGTCCACGAGGGGACGCCGGGATTGTGAAACAACTCGCCGCCACCATTGCTAACGTACTTCGGGTAGCCGTTTACCAGCGGCAGGGTGGGAGCGTAGATGCCGTCCAGGGGGAGCAAACTCGCGCCGGTAGTGGCGCCACCGGTGACGACGATAGCCCCGCCATCCGCCATGAGGGCGTAGCCGAAGCTAGTCGGCGGAGCATACTGCGCATCTGACGCCTGGAAGAGCCACGTGTCGCCAGGAGTCGGCGGGTCGAAGAAGTCGAAACGATAGTCGCCATTCGTGCCTGTGGCCCTGACGCGCGGATCGTAGCTAATGCCCCCCGAGTTGATGTAAACCGACTCCAGGAGATTGAAGCGCGCATCGCCACGCACCGGGCCGTAGGCGCCAATGACAACAGTCTCGACGGCGGCGGCGCCGTCCGCAGTGCCGCAGACCACGAAGATGTCCCCAGGCTCGCCATCGTACACGAGACGCGACTTGGCGGAGAGCTTGGCAATGCCGCCATCGTCCGACTCCGCGATGATGACTTCCCGAATCATAGGGATGCCGCTGCCGGTGCCAGGGTCGCCGGTGCCAGGAGGATTGACGAAGCCGTTCTCGCAGGAGAACCGGAGGATGATGTGATACATCTTCCCGCGCCAGAGGTTGCAGCTAGCGCCACGGAAGAGGGTATCGGCAGGGTTGTAGTTTGCCGGTGAGCTTGCCGGGAAGATTTCCAGCATGCCGTTCGAGTCGGCGATGGAGAACGCGGGATGGATGGTGTTCGCGTTAATGGGGAACACTCGCGAACCCGCCGCAGGGGTGAGCACGTGGAAGACGGGCGGGAGCCCCGAGAGGTCCGGCACGCCGCTCGGGATATTCAGGAAGCTGTGGACGATGCGCTGCGTGTAGGAGTCGGTCCGGTGCGCGAGATAGTTATAGACGACGCCTGGGCGGTTGAAGTCCGAGAGCTTCTCAACGGTGAAGGGACCCTCCATGAGGAAGTCGAAGAGCGCCGGGAACTGCTCGCCGCCCTCGGGTGCCTCGGTCCAATCGGCAGGCTGGGCGACGGTCCAGAGGGTGTAGAGATTGAAGCTGCCATTCAGCCGCTTGAACTTGCGGTCGATGATGAAGCGCCCCTCGAAGAGGTCGCCGACTTCCGGGGCGGCGGTGCCCACAGGAACCTCGACTTCCACCTCCCAAATATCGCCCTGAATGGTGTCGTCCCAATCGCTATCAACCATCCGCCACGTGAGCGGAGGCGAGCCACTGGTGACGCTACTGCCCAGGTAGCGAGAGCTAGTCTTCAGGCTCTCCACGACGGAGACCGGATCAATCTCCACGCTAACGGTGCCCGCTGGCACGGCGCCGATCTCTTCACCGGCGAAGACTTCCTGCCGGAAGACTTCCAGGGTGAGACCGGTGCGCTGGTCAAGCTTCTGCCCCGTGAGGACCGGGCCGGGCAAGGTCTTCCAGGTGCGCGAGACGACGATGAAATCCCGCGCCAGATCGCCAGGAGCGGGGCGGGTCTCTTCGGAGACGAGGACAGCCGAGGCGGGCTGGATGTGCCCCGTAGCCGTGGCGCCGGTGCCGCCGCCGCCGCCAATGGTAACGGTGATAGGCGTGGTGTAACCCCAGCCGTGCGCAGTCAGCTCGACCCGTACCAGCTTCTCGCCGACGATGTGCGCAACCGCAGCGGCGCCGGTGCCTGCGCCGCCCACGATCTCGACGCCTGGACGCGCACGGTAGCCACTGCCGGGAGCGGTGACGCGGATCTCGGTAATGCCGGTGAAGGCTTTCGCGGGAGTCGCGGGAGTGTGCGCGGGAACGAGGAGGGAGACGTAGCCGAGGCGCGGCTCGGTCGTCTGCCGAATGTAAATCGGGTGATTGAGCCCCTGCGAAACGTAGTTGAGTTCAAAGCTCCAGGCGTTCTGTCCGCTGGGATAGCCAGGAGCCGACTCGTAGCGCAGGTAAACCTCGCTCTGCGTCTCGTTGCTCTTCCTGATGTCCAGCCCGACGAGGAAGTGCCGGGGGTAGAGTTCGGCATTTGGCTCGGGCTGCCCAGGCAGGAGCGGGGGAATGTCTTTGTTGTAGAGCGTGCGGAGCCGCTCCAGGACGGGATAGCTGCGGTCGCCGGTGGGATAGGTGACCCTCGGCTCGCCCTGGAGGGCGCGCAGCTCTTCCAGGTAGGCGAAGTAGGGAGGCGCCTCTGCCATGGACTAACCCCTCCCGATAAAGCCTGCCGATGGGCCGTGATTGGTGAGCCGACGAAGTGCGGTGCCGTACTCTTCGCGGATGGCAGCGGCCTGCCGCGTCTCCGGCTTGAACCAGGAGGAACGCATCCAGTGCCATTGCGCGAGCGGGACGAGCACGAGGGAATCCAACCCATTAGGCATGAGCAGATCCGCGCTGTCGTTCGTGGTGTCCGGGAAGGCGACGGTGACCAGCTCAATGAGCATCGGCTCGCCCGGCATGGGAGCGAAGCGCAGGCGCACGCCAGAGGGCGCAAAATCGTCCGGCCAGCACGCTATGACCTGCTCCCCCTGGTAAGGGGTGCGGTAGCCGCCGCGCGTGTTCTCGGGAAACTGATCCGGGACGACAACGGTCGAGTTCGTCCCCACGTCGTAGGTCGTCGGGATGATGGGGTAGCCTTGCGAGAACGGGACGCTACTCTCGACGAGGCGATGCAGCTCTTCAGGTCCGCGAAGGACGCTAATCGGCCCGCCGTTCGCGGTGATGTCCGCCAGGATGCGCACGGCGCCATTGGAAGGTGCCCAGCAATCATTCCACACGGTCGCGATGCGTGGACCGCTGGAGCCTACCGCCGCGCGATCCAGGGTGCCGCCCTGGACGGTGCCGCCGTTGACGACATTCAGCGGCCCGCCCGTGGCGCCGCCGCCGCTCGGCTGATAGAAGCCCGCACCGGCAGAGGCAATCTCCTCGCCGTCGTTAAACCAGAAGGCGCCGCTAACTTCGTTGACGAGGTGAAGCTGCCAGCCTCCCGCCCAGGTGAACTCGAAAGTCTCCGCGAGATTCCGATAGAGCCGGTGCCCGTTGTAAATGGTGAGCCCGTCCCAGTAGTAAAGACCGTTCGGGCTAATGTCGTCGATGAGGGCAGTGCCAGAGACGCCGATGATTTCCGAGTCCGTGACGGTGCCCAGGCTGGCGATGGTATTGTGATAGGTGGAGCCTTCCAGGAGGAGGGTGCACCCCACGCCAGGGATCGCGCCGGTGACGTTGTAGAAGGTGGTGAGGTCCGCCGCGAGGTTGAAGCTAATGGCTTCCGGCCCGGCCAGGGTGACGCGCTGCCGCCGACCGAAGAGCGAAGGAGCGATGATGCGCGCCTCTTCAGACGCGGCTCGAATCGCTTCCCTCGCCCCGGTGACCATGCCGACCGGCAGGGAGGTATCGACGCTGCTTTTCCCGCAGAGCGCCATGAGGCTGGAGAGAGCAGTGCCGACAGTCATCGTGTACTAGGAGGGCGCGGGAGCTTCCAGTTTGCGACCGAGCTTGCGCTTGAGGTCGTCGATGGTGCGCTGTTGGCTCTCGACCCGTTCGGCGAGACCCAGCTCGTCGGGAGTCATCTCGACGCGAGGGACGAGGCGATACATGCTCATGGATGGCCAGCGGCGAATCATGTCCGCAGCGGCTTCGTTGAAGCGTTCCAGAGTCAGCGCGCCGCCCTCGAGGAGGTGCTCGTTGCGGTCCGCGTCGTAAAGGAACTGATAGCTACCGCACGGTTGCAGTAGTGAGGGGTCGTGCTTCGACCCGCCCGAGAGGGCGATAAAGAACCTGGGCATAGGTTTGAAATGAACCGGGCCGAAAGGGGCGCGCCGCCACCGATAGCGACACGCCCCGATTTTCAGCCCAGGAAACTACGTGACCGTCGGGATATTCAGCCCGGCGTACTTAATGGCGTGGAGCACCCGAAGGATGTTCGGAGTCCGACCGTCCACCCGCTGCTTGGGCGTCTGCCCGAGCACGGAGGTAATGAACACGTCCTTCACAAAGCCGCCCTCGTGGATCTGCTCGGAGCGGTGATTGCGGAAGCGACCATAGCCGCGCATGGCAGCCTGGGCGCCCAGGACGAACGAATAGCCGAAGGGAACTCCGTAGCTGTTCGTCTCGATAACGATGGAGCCCGAGGGATGAACCTCGGTCAGCTTGCCCAGCACCCACGGACCCACGTTGTAGGTCACGTTGCCAACGGTGAGCGCACGAATGCCCGCAGCGGCAGAGCCGAGGCGCGCAGTCATGGTGAGCTTGTTGCCGTCGTTCAGGGTGAACTGGTAGAAGCCCATCTTGCCAGCGTCCGCACCGGTGACGTTGTAGATGAGGCAATACCGCACGGTGGCGGCGCCGCCCCAGTCCAGGGTGAGATCAAGCGGGCGCGCCGGTCCCGAGGTAATCGTGCCGTCAGCAAACTTGTACTGATAGTTGCTGAAGTGCTCGAAATACTTCGGAGCGGTGAGGTTGGCCAGGACGTTATCCGGACCGCCGCCCGTGATGTCCACGGCAGCGGTGCCCGCTGCAATGTCCTTGCCCAGGATGGCCTTCGGATTGAGGGCGGAACCGATGGCGCCGCGTCCGTCGTGATCCAGAGGATTCCACTCGCGGATAACATGGCCGTCGATGCGCTGATAGGCACCACGGAAGATGACGTTATCATCCCCGCGCACGCCTGCCTCGCGTTGAGCCTGCTTCCAGTCGTCTGCCGTTTTCAGGCTGACGAGTGCCTCGCCGGTCGCCAGGACGATATAGCCCTTGATGGGGTTCTTATCGACCGTCTTGCCGAAGAGTGCGGGAAGCCCGCCCATGGTCTTGAGCTGTTGGCCCCAGCCGATGACACCGTTCATCGTGATCACGTCCACGCTCTTGAGCGAGTGATAGTCCACCTTGGGACCGGCAGACACGTCGGCGATGACTAGCGAGGTGGCATGCAGCCTGTGCCGAAGCATCATGCTCATGTCTTTGGTCTTCTTGCGTCCCATCCAGGCGCCGAGCGCCTCGGGAACGAAGTCGGCAATCTCGGACTTCATGGCCGTGAAGTCTTCCGTCCGCTGGTTGCGGCGCGTCATGTGACGGATGTAATCCACCGTCATCTGGTACGCGCCTACGCGCCAGGGCTCGCCGTCGTCTCCGATCAGCGTATCTCCACGAACGCCGTCGTAGTAGAGTCCGCTAATGGTGCGGAAGTTGATCGTCTGACCGCCATCTTTATTGAAGTCGGTCTCGACACGAATAGGGCTTTGCATGCCCTTCCCCTCAAACTCCTCGAAGAAATCTTCGCCTTGTTCGGAGAGGTCCGCCCCCTTCTTCCACATCTGTGGAAGAAATTCGACGGGTACGGTCTGCGCCTGAAGTTGGGCAGCCGTGTTTGAATTAACACCAGCGATTGCAGCCATAGGACTGTTCGAGTTGTGAACAGCTCGGCCACGGCAAAACTAACTAGGGAGGCGCGCGGACTGCGCGCGACCGACTAACCGGCGAGAGCCTTCGCTTTGAAGGTTTCCCAGTCGTCCATCGACTTGATGCTAGCCATCTCCGAGGCGAGTTGCCCGATTGGATTGGCTGGCGCTTGACTCCTTGCGGAGCCGGGCGCGAGCTGCACCGGGGCGGGCCTGGGCTGCGGGGTTGGCGGGACGGGTGGGGAAACTCTCGGAGGCGCCTGCGGATTGACCGGCGCAATACCCAACTCCGCCGCCGCCATCTGCGAGACGATGAACGGGACGTTGGGATTGCCGCTCGAAAGGAGCGGGTCATTGTTATCCTGCAAACGAGCCATGACTTCGTGCCACTTGCGGGCGAGCGGGGTCGCCTCATCCTTCAAACCAGGATAGAGGGTGCGCGCACGGGTGACCGACTTCGCCATATCCGCCTTGAAAGCTGCTACCGATTCGTTGACGGCTTGATTGGCCGCGTCGAGTTCGTCGCGAGCGTCGCTCAATGCGACCGTTAGCTCTGCCATCTTAACGGTATCGGCTTCGTTGCTAGCCTCTTTGAGATCGACCTTGATCTGGTCAAGCTTGGCGCGAACGGTGGCCGGGTCCGGCAGGACGGTAGCTGACTGAATGTCCGGCGTCCCCTCGGGGATACCGTACTTCGCTTCGACACGGGCAAGGCAGTCCTTTAGCGAGACATCCTTACCGGCATCCGTCAGTTGCTTGCGGAGCGCAATCGCCTCCTTCTCGACATCCGGCAGCGCATCGAGGCGGGGACGATAGCCCTTGCCAGGAACGGCAGGTTCGTCGTCGCCAGGAGTCGCCGCAGGGTCCTCGACAGGAGGAGTAGCGGGCGGTTCAGGCTCATTTGCTGGCGCTGCGGGCTCGCCGGGAGCTGGCTCGACTGGAGCGGGATCTGGCGTCGCGGGTTGCCCCTGCGGGTCGATCTGCCCAGTGAGAAGCGCCTCGCGTGCTGCCGCGTAAGCTTCCCCATCCATCCCGGCAACGTCCACGGCTGGGGCCGTATCCGGTGCGGGGTTAGGTGTGGGTTGAGTAGGTGAACTGCCCGTATCAGGAGCGGGAGCGGGGGACGAAACGTCCGGCGCTGGAGCGGGATCTGGAGCGGGCGACGATGCTGGCGTGGTGTCGGTTTGCACCTGACTATCGGCCATAGAGCTTGGCTGATAAGCGGGCGCGTGGCCCGGCGTCAATCACATAATGCGCATGCCATGCGCATGTTTGCTACCGCTGGAGGATTTGCAGGTTGGCCAGGAGATCCTGGTCCGGCATGGCGAGCAGCTCCAGGATGCAGTGCATGCGGGTCTGGCGCTCGCGATAGTCTTCCAGGGTGAGCTTTTGCCCGAGGATCTGCTCGCGCAGGGGTTCCAGCTTCTCGATGAGGCGGCGGCGATAGTACGCCTCGAATGCTGGAAAACGAACGAGGGCACGAATCAACTCGGCGTCTTCCTGGGCACGCGCACGCAGCACCTCGGCAGGGTCTGGGGGTACAACGTCAGTGCGTACTTCGGGGAGATTCACTACAACGGTATCCTGAAGATGCGCAGCCCGATGATGATGAAGAGAATCGTGTAAGCCCCTCCCGCGATCCTGTAGCCCCAGGTCTGCGGATTTGGTCCGGGTGAATAGTACCCGATGATGGAGAGGATGAGGATGACCCAGTAAAGAATCGGCAGTAGTGTCATATAATAGGCTGCGGTGGCGCAGCGGGTTCAGGTGCGGCAGGGGCGCCGGTATTAGCTGCGGCTTGCGAGCCACCCATGGCGCCTTGCGCGTTCGGGTCGGCAGGGACGCCGCTCATAATCGGGACGGTCTCGATGATGCGGTTGGCGCTGTTGTACCCGAGGGCGGAGATGCCCTCGCGATAGAACTCCTTCACGTTCATCTGGATGATGGGCGGCTGCACGTAGAAGTCCTTCACGAGCTGCGACGCCTGGGCGCTGGTCTGGAGGACCTTCTCGGTATGCTGCCGCGTGAGGTTGATCGTGACGATGAAATCGAGATGCTTCACCTCCTCGGGGGTGAGCGAGTCCAAGCCCGCCGTGTCGCCTTGGAAGAACCGGAAGATCTCCGGCTTGTTCATATTCCGATAGGTGACCAGGACGTTAGCGGCCAGGGTGTCTTCCTGCCCGACCATGAGGCAGTTGAGGTACTGCGAGAACATCTCCCGCCCGCTCGTCGCCACGTCGTTAATACCGGTGGCGGTGTTCGATGAAGGCAAGCCGCTCGCTTCCTGGTCGCCCGCATTGATGACGCCGCTCTTCAACTGCATGAGCTGCATGTAGAAGTTCAGCATCTCCATGAGGTTCTCGCTATCGTCGGGAAGCTCGATGTAGCCCGCGAGGTCCTCGCCTTTGTACCCGTCCAGGAGGGTGTAAGTCTTGCCGAACTCCAGGGTGGTGACGCCGGGCTGGGAGCGGCCTTGCGTAGTGACGTGCGGATTCCACCAGGAGATGCGGCCCGCCTGACTCATGCGGAAATTCCGCCGATTGATAGTGAGGTCGATGAACTCCTGTTCGGGCTCGAAATACTCCATGGCGCCGATGCCGTACCAGCGACCATCGACGGCGCGGGAACGAATCACCTCGAAAGGACGGCGCCCCTTGATGGTGAGATTCGCAGTGTAGTCGTAGTACACCGGGAAGCGGTTCGTCCGGTCGATAACGACCATGATCTCTTCCTGGATACCATCGCCATCCACGTCGAAGCGGAGCCACGCCTCGACCAGCTCAACGTCCGGGGAATTCGGCGGTGCGGTATTGCCTTCCTCGCCATGATCGCCACGGGGCTGACTGGCGCCACTGGTGGGCTCGCTGCCGCCCGCCATATTGCGGACCATGGCGACAGCGCGACGCATGCTCTCCAGGTCCTTCACGCCAGCGGCGGCGAGATCCTCGCGGCGGAACATCTCGACCAGTCGCATGACCGGCAGGGAGTAGAGCTGAATGTTAATGTCCGCCTCGTGAATGGTCGGCGCGGAGAGAGGGCAGAGGAAGTCCTTGAAATAGACGACATCGCACCGGGCGCCTTCCTGCGTGACGACGCGGAAAGGCCACAGCCCTTCGATCCACTCCGCATCCTGCGGCATGAGCGTGGTGTTGTCGCTCTTGAGCAGGAGATTGCCGGTCGGAACTTTCTCCGGCACCGGAGGCGGCATGAGCGCGGGAGCACCAGGGACACCGGGAGCGGGTGGAGCACCAGGAGCGACACCGGTCGGTGGCGTCGCTGCGGCTCCAGGCATGGCGCCTTGCTCTGGGGTGGGCGCTGGCCCAGGCATGGGACCTTGCCCAGGCGGTGGAGGAGGTGTCCCAGGTGGAGGCAATAGTGCCAGCTCCGGGTTCGGGATCATCTCCGGAATCCAGGCGGCATCGTCCAGGATGGGATTGCCTAGTGCATCTGCCACGAGATTGCCGCCGCTATGCAGGGCACTGCCACGGCGCTTGTACCGCTGGGCAGCTACGTCGTAAGTCGTCTTGGTGACGGTCTCCCCACGAACGAAGGCGTACTCGTTCGCGCTCTCCAGGGTGCGCACCAAATGGTTGGCGTGAAACTTCCAGTGCGCGTGCCTATTGATGCGCTCTTCCAGCTCGGTATCGCCGTCGTTATC